GAACCAGAAATCGCACAAGAACTGGTGACTTACTGCTGACGTTACCGCAATAGTCCTATCGATGTTTTCACGCCCTTCCTGAATCCACTCCGCCGACAGTGTCGGCAGCTTGTCATAGTCGTCTGCATAGTGCCATGCATCCAAAGACGTCTGATAGTTTGATCTCATTTCTCCGGTTACATAGGAAGGCTTGTACCGGTAATCCGCCCAAGCTTCCTGATAGCCAAAAATCTGGCTATCTTTTTCGCTTCCGTCTGCGTAGATTTCTCGATTGTATACTGGCTGTTCACCCAGTGCTGCAAGACGCGGGTCGTAGTACGTGAACCGACCGCCGCGTGTCCATTTGGTTCCAAGGCCCTGCTGGTAACTGTGTTCTACTCGTACCACTGCCAGCCCGATGATATAGCCGTACTCCGTAGCTGCATAGTCTGCCATCTGTTTTGAACAGGTTGTCAGGCTGTATGCTGCTGTGTTGCCCAGTGCCTGCCCGGTCGTGGTGTCTGTCTGGCTTGTCTGTACCACCTGATTCACATTGATTGCAATTCGCTGCCCGCCAATGTATTCAGGAATTTGTAGACGGCTGTCCGGACTTGTTACGCCCCACGTCCCGGAAAGAAATTCTCTGTACCTCGTGCCGTTTCTGGCATCGGCCTCGAAGATGTGCTGCAGCGCGATGGCTTGTCGCAAGTCGTTGATTGTCGTTGCGGTTACACTGCTAAGGTCTGCCCCCAGATAGCTTATTTCTTTTGCCGATCCGTTTCCTACATATGTTTGCGCTGGCGTTCCTTCCCACAGGAACATGTCGTAAAGTCTTTGATTTTGTGTTCCTCCGGGGTCTGATTGACTTGCAAAGCTGTTTATGGTTTGTTCTGTTTTATTTTTTAGTTCTTTGTCTGAGTATGCATATACTCCTGCTGCCCCTGTCATTGGCAGCGTTACCGGCTCTGCATTTTTTAACGGCGAAGGTAAGCACGATGTGAAATAATCGTGGAATTTGCCTGCCCTTGCCGGTTTCATTGCATACAACGTCGCTTCGTTGGTGTTGGTCGTCTGGTCGAGAGCGTTTGCATTATCGGTTACTTTGCTTGCGTCTGCATTTGTGCCGCCGTCATCCGTCTTTTTGTATCCCAACATAAGCGGCGCTTCAAGGTTTTCATCTCGAAACCACTCGTTGTAAATCTTGCAGTATGCTCGTGCAGGCAATGCGTTTACTTCCAGCGCGTTCGTTACCTGTGTCGGTAGCCCGAAATAGTCACCGATGGAACCATTTGCAAGGCCGCTCGTGCCGCCGATGGTGCATTTAGGAGTGGAATACTCCGTATCTTCTGCCCAATAGTCGGTGTCGTTTTCACCGAACATATTTTCAAAGTGTTCCCACAAAAGTCTTGCAGGCACAAAGAAGAAATATGTGTCCATGTAACAGTTGTCCATGATAGGATAGATTGGAGTGCTCATTCTGATAAGCCCGTTAAGCTGTACTTGTGCTGTGTCACCCGGCAGCACTTCGTCCATATAGATGGGTACCAGTTCGCCCTCGTTGATGGTCGTCAAAAGCTGATGACCGCGGTCAAATTTTGATCGCGGTCTTTCCATTCGCGGTACTTGCGCGAAATGGCTTTCACTGTTCCGGTTCGTTCTGCTTCACCTCTTCCTTTTTTTCTTCCGGTTTTGGCTGTTCGGTCTGCTGTGTTTGTTTCAGCTCTTCCAGCGTTTCCGCCGCCCTCTGTGCTGTTTCGTGCATCGTCACAATGTCTTTAGGCAGATTTTCCAGCGGTGTGCCCTCGGTGTAGATTGTGCTCTTTGCTTTGATGGAAAAATCTCCGGCTTCCAGTCTCGCGATTGCGCTTGCGAGGTCGTATCCCTCGCCTGCCTTCTGAATTTTTTCGTATACATTTTCGTCCGGTTGTCGGATGTAGTCCGTTGTTCCGTTCGGTCGGTTTACTGCTTTCCACGTTGGTGCGGTTTCGCTGCCGGCTTTGCTTGTCACTCTTTCGGTTGGTATTCCGTAGTACCGTACCAGAACGTTAGGATTTAGCATTGTATGTCTCCTTAAGGTCTACCAGCTTGCACAGCTGGTTCGGTTTCGCTCCGGACATTTCGCCGGTTTCGGTGTTGAATTCGCCCAACTCTACCAGGCTGATGTCCTCGATTTCCTGCAGTTTTGTTTCGTTTGCTTTCCACTTTGCAGTGCGGATTGCCTGTGCCCTGTTCTGCTGTAAGAAAGGACTGCTGTAGCCATTCGTGATTGCATCGTGAAAACTGTAGAATTTCAGTGTCATTTTTTAGCCCCTCCAACGTGCTTTTTTAGCTCTTATGTCTATGTGTGTGAAAGTTAAATAACTTCCGATGCCGTATTTATCTGGGTATTTGCTTTTCAGATACTTTTGTACTTCTTTTGCTGGAATACCAGATATTTTGATATCGGCTGCCGCGCCCTTTGTGTGTTGTGAGTTTTTTACGCCGCCGATTTTTGCATTGTATTCTGGTGTCCGGTATCCAGAGGTTACAATCACAGGTTTGTTGAAATGTGCGCGTATATCTTCCAAAACGTCTATAAGCTCTGTTTCCACAATTACCTTGTCGCATCGGAAGTCTTTTTGTGCAAATTCTTTTACTTTGAAGTGTTCACTTATCTGGTGGGTGCTCTGATTAAATAAGCTGTATTCTTCACGTGGCATCTCACTTCTCCTCTTCAGTCTCTTCCTCTTCCTTCACAATTGCGTGGTAAATCTTATCCAGCATTGCGAGGATTTTCAGAAAAATGTTCATGCTTTCATTAAAGTCCATTTGTTCACCTCCTTTCATTGTTCTATTTTGAATGTTACAGCCGGATGCCGCCCCGGCTGACTTTCGGCCGGACGTTGATGTTTTTCGTTCGTTTTGCGGTCTGCGTAAACTTCCGCTGGTCACCACGGCCTGCGCCGCTACGATGTGCCATTGTGTTTCCTCCTTTCTTTTAAATATAAAAGGCAGACAATCCGTTTTGGTTGCCTGCCTCTATTTTATGTAAAAATCTCTGTTTTGTCAATCCGGTAAAGGTGTACAGATTCTACGTCTTGTCTTTGTGCTACTTTTTTCGCCCTGCAGCGTGCGCTCGCGGTGTAGTCGATGAACATGTTGTCTTCTGTTGTCATGTCTTTGTGCGTGATGTGCGCAATGAATTTATATTCTTTTTGTTTCATGGTTTACACCATCCTTTCTGTGATTATATTATACCATTTTTTTGGTAAAAAGTCAACCTTTTTTTGAGGTTTTTCCATTTTTTCTAGGATAGGAGCGCCTTTAAACTCCCGCCCGCAGGCGCTCCACTTGACAAGACCGGTTTTCCGGTCGGATTGTCGGCGCGCTCCGTCAGACTTTGCTGCCGCTGCTCTCCCTGTTTTATTGGCTATAAGGTTTCTTTCGGTTCTCTCCACTTTTGTTTTTGCTTGTCTTTTTCTTTTTGTATCTCTAGGTATGTTGAGTATGGAACACTGGTGTTTTGCTCTAAGTTTGCAAGGCTTAGTATTGCGTTTCTTCGTCTTTTGGCTCTTACCTCTCTCAGCTCTTCAGAATGTGCTCTGAAATAGCTTTCAGTGTCTTTGTTGGTATTCTTATCAAGAAGCTTATCAAAGTACCTTGGTGGCCTTTTCTGCCGCCCTCCTGCACATGTGATGTTGTCGGTTTCTAGTATTTCGTTCATGTGCTCTTTTAAGTACTCCTCCCCGATGCCTTTTGACATGATTCTAAACTCTGGTTCACGGCCTTGCATCCAGTATTTTGTGCTCTGCTCCGCGCCGATTGCTTTTTTATTGACGTACTGTGCCACATATGCATATGATCCCGGTGCCGCTGGTGAAAAGTCTACAAAGCCTTTTCCCCATAGGTTTGTGAGCCACTCGCTTTTAAAGTATGCGTTGCCTTTCTGGTTTTTGTACCACACTCCATCCTCTGGCTTTAGTCCGAAAAAAATTCCGTGGTAGTGTGGTCTTTTTGTTCTGTCTCCGTACTCTCCTGCTATGAAGTATTTTATCGGTTTCTTGTATGCCTTTCTGAGACGCTTTAGAAAAAGCTGCACGTCTCTTTTGCTTACTGTTTGAGATTGAATACTTTGATAGCCTTTTAGAATTTCGCCGTATGGTACGTGTTCTTCATCGTAGGTCATTGTTACGAAAATCACATTTTCCCATTTTTGTGCCTCTAGTTCTATTCTCGTTGCCCATTGGTCTGCTATTTGTTTTCGGCAGTATTCACATTTTCCGCATGGCAATAATGCGAGGTTCCCTTTTTTTACGCCGTCCATGATGGTTTGTTCTAGGTTCTGTTTCTTTAGGTAGTTTAGACTTCCCCACATGGTTGGTTTTTTCGTGTTCATCTGGAAAACATTTGGATTTGTACATGGCATAGGTTTGGCGCAAGATTACTTGTCTATCTTGCGCCAGTTGACACCTCTCTTTCTTTTTTCTCTATATATTACTTGTTGTAGCCGTAGTAGTAGGTCCTGTTGATTATGTTGAAAAGTCTAATTTTTAGCGTTGATACGCATATTTATCACCTTCTTTTTTGTTGAAAGTTTTGTTAAAAACTTGTTGAATTGTTGAAAGTTCGTTAACGGCCAATTTTTTTTGTGTTTCTCTTTGTTGAAAACCTGTTGAAACTGTTGAAACTGTTGAAAACTTAATCTCCTCTATACGCGCCCATTATCTGATTAGGATTGATTGACGTGTATGGTGTGATGTTTTTCCCGCCTTTTTCCCAGCTGTCTTTAAAGGCCGATGCTGCTTTTCTGCCTGCTCCTTTTGCTGATTCGGCTGTTTTGTCTCCTGCGTCTCTTAGTTTGTTTCCTGCGTCTCCCAGCTCGTTGAGCAAGTTGTTTGCCGCATAGTTGTAATTACTTACCTGTTTTGCACTTGATTGTGCTAGACTGCTTGCCGCTTCATTAAAGCTCTTTGCAGAATGGTACTGTTTTGCACTGGTGCTCTTTTTTGCCAGTTCCAGATATCTGTTTGCTAGCTCTGCCGTGTTGTTGCCGTATTCATACATTGCTGACACTGCCGCCGCTTGTGCGCTCTGCTGGTTGTAATGCTGTGTCCCGATGCTTGCGCTTGCTCCGCTTGGCGTTGCTGTTGCGCCGTTGTTTGCCGCTAGTATTGGATTGATGCCCGCCGCGATCATGTCCTTTACAGTGTCCTGATATGCTGTGCCGCGCATTTCCTTTGCAAAGGCTCTTTCCGCCGCCGCTTCTGCGGAGTTGTACTTTTTTGCGCTTGCTTGGCTTCCTGCGTTCATTAGATTACTGATAATAGAGCTTAAAAAGCTCATGCCGTTTGCCATGTTTACGCTGCCCTGATTGTTGTATGTGGTGATGCCTGTTGGTGTTCCAATCTGTGTTGAGCCAATTTGCTGCGGTGCTGTCACGCTTCCGGTTGTTGTTTCGCTTCCGCTGGTTGTTTCCTGTCCGGCTCTCTGGCTGCTTGTTGCACTGCTCTGGTTTGAGCTCATTGCAACGCTTGTCAGCAGGCTAAGCCCCTGCATGATATACGGCATCCATGATAAAAGTGTACCCATTTAAAAATAGCCGGGTCTTTGCCCGGCTTCCTCCTTTCTTAGATTCTTTCGATTCCCGGGATGCTATAGATAGGCATTTCCCGGTACCACGTTTCGTTGAACCAGAAATCGCACAAGAACTGGTGACTTACTGCTGACGTTACCGCAATAGTCCTATCGATGTTTTCACGCCCTTCCTGAATCCACTCCGCCGACAGTGTCGGCAGCTTGTCATAGTCGTCTGCATAGTGCCATGCATC